AGAAAATAATTATGGGAAGACTACTTATACGTATGGGGAACGCATTGATTGCGTTTGGAAATAAGACAAAGCGTGGCTGGAACTGGTTAGTCAGTAAGCTAATGTTTAAGTCGGTTGGATGCCCATGTAAGGCGTGCGTCTGTAAATAGATATTATGAAGAGAACTCGAATTGAATCAAAAGGTTTAGGTGACACCGTACAGAAGTTCACTACAGCAACAGGAATTAAAAAGGTGGTCGACACTGTAGCTAAGGCTGCAGGAAAAGATTGTGGGTGAAGTTCACTACAGCAACAGGAATTAAAAAGGTGGTCGACACTGTAGCTAAGGCTGCAGGAAAAGATTGTGGGTGTGGAAAAAGGAAAGACACCCTTAACCGAATGTTTCCTTACGAAAAAAAATAAAAAAATGGCATATCAAAAACTCCAGGTAAGCGAAGGTTTAAATGTAATACCATCAAATAGTGTACCTATTCCAGACCCAGGTTCGGTTATTGTACTAGACGTTGCAACAGGACAAACTACTGGGACAGCGGCATTTACTGCTAACACCTTAACTACAGCAAATCCAGCAAGCCCTAAGTTTACTGAGGCTGGGATTAAAGTTGGTGCAATTGTTTATAACGAAACTGCAGGCGTAGCGTATACAGTTACTGCGGTAACTAGTGACACTGTGTTAGCAATTACACCAGCTACTACAGGTGGTGCTACGGATAAATATACGATTTACACAGACGCAACGAAAGGGTGTGTGTTATATGTAGGTGGTGCAGGTAACGTGACTGCTCAGTTGGCAAATAGTAATGCGAACTACACAGCTGCTTCACGACCATTAAACCAGGAGTTGACTTTTAAGAACCTTCCTAACGCATCATTCTTACCAGTTCAGGTTATACGTGTTGCTGCTACAACAACAGCAACAGACATTATAGCACTCTGGTAGTATGGCTACAGGTATAGGTATAGGCATAGCAGGTGATGTCTTCCAGGAGAAGGCAGGTGCAGGTATAGGTCCTGACCCGTTCTTAGATATGTACTCCGTTCAGTTTGATGGGGTGGATGAGTACTTAACAGCTTCAAACGCACCAGCGTTTGGGACAGGTGATTTCACTATAAACTTCTGGGCCTATAGAACCAGCACTTCGGGTAACCAAAAGGTACTAAGTAAGACTGTAGGTTCTGCTACAGAATTTCAAGTAGCATTTTTAGCATCAGGTGCAGCACAATGGAGCTCAACATTATGGGCTGATGGAGGTGGTGCTGGACTAATTTCAACAAACGACACGTGGGAGATGTGGTCTTACAGTGTAAGCCAGTCTACCAATACAGCTACTTGGTATAAGAACGGTGCTAATCCTAATGCAAAAGATATTACAGGGTTAACAGGAACTTTCGGAGACGGTGAGCTACGGTTCGGTAGGTATAACACAGTGTATAACTATGCAGGTAACCTAGACGAAATTTCATTCTGGAATGTAGCTCTTACAGGTGCTAACCTCTTAGACATATACAACTCTGGTAAACCAAATGATTTAAGCAAGTTATCTTTTGCGGCTAACCTAACTAACTGGTGGAGAATGGGTGACCCTCAAGGTCCTTCAGCGTACCCTACTATAGTAGACTCTGTGGGTAGTGCAGATATGACTATGACAAACATGGCATCATCTAACATAACAACCAACGTACCATAATGATATACTGCATACTAGATATACGAGAGTTAAATAATGTTGACTACAGTGAGGTAATGCAGGACTCTTCTCGTACCGTTAGGGAAAACATAGCAGGAACAGAGTTCATAATATCATTTCCTGCAGACGCAGTCCCTGCGATTGCGGATAGTGAAACAAAGTATACGCATAGTGAAATACTTTCGTACCTTACCGACCCTTCTAACGGGTGGGACACTAAAGATTAGTTAATATAATTTATTAACTTTACTGTCATGAATTGGACTCAGACAGTAACATCAATAGAAGAGGTAGTTTACGTAACAACCTATTCCAATAAATTTTAAAATGAGAAGTGAAGTGAAGGATACAGTAGAAGTACTGGCTGCTAATGGAGGAGCCTTGGGATTAAATTTAACACAGTGTAATGAGCTACTGCAAACAATATCACTGATATTAGCAATAACATATACCGTATATAAGTTTTTAAAGTTAAAAAAATAATGGATAAACTAAAGGACGAGTTGTTCTTATTGGAGGAGAAGTACTTAGATACTAAAGACTTCAATGAAAAGCTAGACTTAGCAAACGACATACACAACATTAAGATGAAGATAAACGGAGTTAAGCCAATGGATAGTCATATAGACTGTGTTGGATGTGGCTCATAATTATAAACCATGATACATAACCTTAAGAACAAGATGAGCGTAGAGTATTTACAAAGTGTTATTGAGGGGATGGGGTACTCATTCTTTACTAAGGGTAACTACAACGTAAATATTATAGGGGTAAGGAATCCTAACCCTGTAGCTAATTCTTTTGACGACACAATGCTTTGTGCCTATAAGGTATCTGACCAGTGGGTATTAAAGGAGTGGAAGGTTACAACAGACGCTGGGACATACTGGCTTGAGAACCCATTGAATGTTAAGGGGTGTGCCCTGTTAGTACCTAATCAGTACAGAGGGGTTTATAAGATTGATAAGCACAGCGGTAGATACTACGCACTGTGCCAACGAAACGGTGAGGTTGAGGTGTACAGGGACGACACAAAGGACCAGATACTTGACTTCGATGACGCTACAAAACAGTGGGGTTACTTTGGTATAAACATACACAGGAGCAACCCTTACAGTGAAAGTAAAAATGTAGACAAGTGGTCAGCAGGCTGTCAGGTGTTTAAGAAGGTAGATGACTTTAATGAGTTCATGACTATCTGCAACAAGGCAAGGGAGGAGTGGAGCAATTCATTTACCTACACACTAATAAAAGAAGAGGACTTAAAACTATAAGGTATGGCAAGTAAGGGAAGAACAAAGGGAAATAAGATTTGTCCAGCAGGTATTGCTTGGGCTAAAAGAACTTTCGATAAGTACCCTTCTGCTTATGCTAACATGGCGGCAAGTAAGTACTGCAAGGACCCTAACTACGGAAAGAAAGGTAAGAAGTAATGGGGGAGTTAAAGAAATGGAGGGATGAAAAATGGGTTCGTATTGGTACGGACGGTTCTATTAAGGGGGCGTGTGGTACCAGTAAGAATAAAAAGAATCCAGACAGATGCCTACCGTTAGCTAAGGCTAAATCTTTAAGTAAAAGAAAATTAGCCGCTACCGCTAGAAAGAAAAAGAAAGAGGGTAGAAAGGGTAAGCAGTTTGTTAAAAATGTAAAAGGAGTATAGGTATGGCTACTAAATTTAAAGCACACAACATGTATAGTAAGTCTGGAACCTTAAAGGTTGCTAAGACTATGAAGGAACACAAGGACCTTAAGAAAAAAGGTTATACTCACACCAAACCTAAAAAGAAAAAGTAATGGCTACTAAAAGTAATATGTCTTGCAATAAGGTTATGCGTTCAGATAGGGCGGGTAAAAAGAAGATGGTTAAGGCTTGTGAGGGTGGTAAGGAGAAGCTTATTCATTTCGGTGCTAAGGGTTATGGACACAACTACTCGGCAGCGGCACGTAAATCTTTTAAAGCAAGACACAAGTGTGGTACAGCAAAGTCTAAGCTGACAGCTAGGTACTGGGCTTGTAAGAAGTTATGGGCAGGAAAGGGTGGCTCTACTAAGAGTTCACCTTCAAGTAAACGAGGTAAATATTAATGAAAGAAGGTTTAGAGCTACTAGAAAGATATGGACTTTCCGTAGTATTACTGATAGGATGTTTATATGCATTATATCAATTTTTCTTTTTTAGCATACGAGAAGTTAAAAACGAGTTTAGTAAGAGACATGAAACATTATCTTCCCAATTAGAAGGTATAAAAAAAGAATTAAGTGAGTTAAGAGAAAAAATAAACTTACTTATTGATAGAGTTAAAAATAAATAATTATGTTAAAGGGTGTAATAGGAGAGATATTCGGGAAGTTATTTAATAGTGCCGAGGGTATACTCGATGAGATTATAACAACAGACGAGGAAAGAAAGGAGCTTAAGATAGAGCTTAAACGTATTCTACTAGAGGCGGAGCGTGAGGCTTTTGCTAAGGAGGTGGAGGATAGAAAGGATGCTCGGTCCTTATACAAGAGTGACGCTTTGATTCAGAAGATACTAGCCACTCTATTTACAGCAGCATACTTTAGTTTAACTTATATTATGTTTAAATACTTTGTATTACATGATGTCGAGTTGTCTGAGTATGAGATAGGTTTTATCTCTACAGTGTTTGGTGCAATGAGTGCTAAGGTTAATACAATTATTGATTTCTTCTTTGGGGGGTCAAGTAAGGATAGTAGTAAATAAGTTTTACTATCTTTGTAGAAATTAATTATAACTTAAATTTATTCAAATGAAAAAGATTACAGACAAAGAACTAGAGGGTCTTCAAACAATGACTACAGAGTTTAACAACTTAAAGACACAGTTAGGTGACTTAACACTACAGAAGCATGGAGTATGTTTACGTGTTGAGGAGTTAAAGGCTGAGTTTGTAGAGCTTGAGAAGTCTCTAATGGAAACATACGGTTCTGACTCTATTATTAACATGGAGACAGGAGAGATAAAAGAAAAAGAAAAAGATGGCGAAGATAAATAACACTACGGTTTATCCTAATGTAACACCAACACAAGATGACTTTGTTATCTTGACGGATGTAAGTGATAGCGATGCAACTAAGACTTGTACAGTAAATGACTTTCAAGGTTTCTTTGGGACGCATACCCTAGTAAAAACTCTAACTACAGCAGAGTTGTTAAATTCTTTTGTAACGCCAATTATATTATTACCTGCTCAAGGGGCAAATAAAATTATCGTTCCTTACGGGACAGTTGTATATAAATCAGATTTCAATACACAGGCCTTTAACTTTACCAATGCAACCTTACAGTATGATAGTGTGGTGTTAAATACAGTTGGTACAGCTATACTGAATACAGGGTCTGATTACGTTGGTCTTTCCAATGTTACACCTGGTGCAGCAAGTGTTGCTGGTAATAATAATTTGTTATTTAAAGCAACTACAGGTAACCCAACACAGGGGGATGGTACACTAACTATCAACCTTCAATACAGAATAGTAGAAATATAGAGATATGGCAAAGATTGAGAACACTACAGTATACCCTACGGTAACCCCATCAGCGGATGACTTACTAATCGCTACAGATGTAAGTGATAGTAATAAGACGGTAACCTTTAAGGTTAGTTCTATTGTTGGGGCAGGTGGTGTTGCTCAAGATTTACAGTCTGTATTAACAGCAGGTCACACTTCTACATTAGGGATTACACTCACAGGTGCTAGTGGTAATATTGCTTGTACAGATATATACCCAGTGACGGTAACAGCACAGGGTAATACAGGAAATGCAGGTCAGATACTAAGTTCAACAGGTTCAGGTATACAGTGGATAAATAGCCCAACAGTTACATGTTGTGGATTGAATGATGTGCTTACAGTTAGTAATACAGCAACTACAGCTATTAATGTTAACGGGGTAGCTTTAACAGTACAAAATGCTGGGGGAGGTGTTAGGATATTAAATCCAGCTACCCTTACAAATAGTGGTACAAGTACGTTTACAAATACTGTAAATGTAAACGGAACATCCTTAAGCTTTGATGCTACAGGTCAGATTAATGACAGTAATGGAGTTATAGGAACTGCAGGTCAGTTTTTAACTTCTGAAGGTCCTGGAGCAGGAGTAGCATGGTCTAGTACTTTACCAACCGCAGCTAACCCTACGCTACAACAGGTACTTACTGCAGGTAATACTGCAGCAGGTGTAGGCATAACCTTTTCAGGTACAAGCACTATAGTTTTAGGGGCTAGTAATGGAATTAATTCTTCTGGTACAAATGAGTTTAGTGGTAATAATAAATATACAGCCACAGGAAATTTAGCTACAACATCTGCGATAACACTTGCAGCTAACGCTACTATATTTGCGGGTACTGGAATAGGAACTTCAGGTCAAGTTTTAGCTAGGAGTGGTACGGATATTAAGTGGACAACATTAAGTTTAACACCTAATACATTACAACAGGTACTAGATACAGGTAATAGTGCTACGGGTGCTAATGCAAATATTACGCTAAGTGGTTTTATAAAACCAGGTACTATAAAAGACGGTGCTGGTTCAGTAGGGGCGGCAGGACAAGTTCTTAGCTCAACAGGTTCAGCGTTAGCTTGGACTGCAGCTGGAACAGGGGCAGTAGCCTCAGTAACTGGAGCAGGTGCAGGAACATCTACAGGTGCTGCATTAACTATTGCACCAACAACAGGGTCAGTAGTTGTAACACCAAACGCTTTTAATGGGGCTGCTAATGTAGGTCATGTACCAAGCTCTGCAGCAGCAAGTCAGACAACAACATTCTTAAGAGCAGATGGCTCATGGCAGGTTCCTGCAGCAGATGCTCCTCATGGAATAGAAAACTTTAAGTTCTATAGTGATAACGTTAGTTATGCGGGTTCAACATACTATACACTAAATGAATTATCATCAACCCCAAAGTCTGACATATTATCTTTAGCAGTTAACCCTTTAGCTGCCATGACTTATTCAGAAGAGATGGCGGGTATTATATTCACCAACCCTGGTGATGGAACATGTGCATCAGGGTTTAATGATATAGCGATATGTAATGGGAAGGTTCAGATTGGAGCTAACCAGGCAGGTACATTTAGAGTAACCCTATGGAAACTACAACTCTGTGGAGGGGTAGCGGCTACCATAGCTGGATATGCAGCTATAACATTAGGTGGTGGTGGTGCTATGGGATGTGCAGATATAACATGGGTGTCTACAGCGTTAAGAACATTAGAGCCAGGTTACGCTTTTTATGTTACATTTGATACAGGAACTACAACGTTTACGTCAGGTTTATCTTTTATGACAAACTTTTCTTTACGCTGGTAATAAAATAAATTAAAATTAAATGAAATGGACATTAGAAAAATATCAATCGGTTCAGACTATAAGTCTGGAGCAATGCACTACATTGTAGGGCAAGACGTACTAGGGGGTTCACATAAGATACACCTCATCCAAGCGGGAGATAATTCCTATAAGATATGGATACAGAAGGATGATACTGTTTACATGTGGAAGGAGTTCCTTAACACCCTACCAATATCTTTAGAATTTAATATAAACTTTTAATGAGGTCTCCATACAACTTTATTGTTGAACCCCTTAACGATAGGAGGTACGACAATGTGAAGGATATGGATGGTACTGAGGTTATAACAAGTGTATCTCAGGAGGACCATATATCTTCTAATAGACAAGCAAGGGTAGTAGCACTACCAATATCATACGAAGGGCCTGTAAGCGTGGGGGACACATTACTAGTGCACCACAATGTTTTTAAGTTTTACTACGACATGTATGGTAGGCAGAAGAGTGGTAGGAGTTTTCTCAAGGACAACCTATTCCTAGTTGACTACGAGCAGTTCTTTTTATATAAACAAGACGGTGAGTGGAACGCTCATGGTAAGTATTGTTTTATAAAACCAATTAAGGCACGAGAGTCTACTATTATGAAAAGAGGTGAGGAGCCTTTGATGGGTATAGTAAAGTATATTAATCAAGAGCTAATAGACTTAGGTGTTAAGGTGGGTGATGAGATTTCTTTTACACCAGACAGTGAGTACGAGTTTACTGTGGATGATGAGAAGCTATACAGGATGTTTACAAATAATATAACAATTATAATTTAATCATGGGAGTACAAAAAAACGTAGGCTTACTAAAAGCTAAGGTAGATGCATTGACAACAAACCTACAGACCTTAATACTAGAAGAGAAGCAGACTAGGGATATGGTCCTTGGGGCTTTACAAATTTTAAAGCACATGCCAGGTCATGAAAAAGCATTAGCAGAAATGACAAAACTTTACGAAGAAAATGAAGATAAGGGAGATAAAGCTTAGTATAATAGAGGCTGGTGAGAAAGCTGTTAAGCAGTTAGTAAAGGTAGCTAAGGAGGATATTATAAAGTATGAGGCTGAAGACCCTTTAGCGGCAGATAGATTAAAGAATGCTGCGGCCACTAAGAAGCTTGCTATATTCGATGCGTTTGAAATACTTAAACGTATAGAGGAGGAGCGTGCCTTATTAGATGGTACAGTGGCAGAAAAGAAAAGTAATACACCAAAAGGATTTGCAGAGTCAAGGTCAAAATAGTTTACACAGGGTACTTAATAAGTATATACCCAAACAGGTTCTTACCACAAAGAATAAGGCTAAGACCTGGAAGTATGGTTATAACGAAAAGTATGACGTAGTAATAATATCAAAGACAGGTCAGATAGATACTGTTATGGATATAAACGGATTAAAGATTGCACTACCTAAAGCCCCAAAAAAAATAGACAGTAGGTCTAAGAAGAAAGAGGAACAGTACTGGGAGCCCACAGAGATATCAAAGGAGCTTTCTAGGATAAAGTCTATCTTCCAATGGCACGACACCCCTGATGTATTTAAGGGTAAGTGGGTTGACTATATCGAGCAGGAGTTTGATAGAAGAGAGCAGGGTCATTGGTTTATGAATAACGGTATACCCACATACGTTACAGGTACACACTATATGTATTTACAGTGGACAAAGATTGATGTAGGTCACCCTGACTTTAGAGAGGCTAATAGAATCTTTTATATTTTCTGGGAGGCGTGTAAGGCAGACAAAAGAAGTTTTGGTATGTGTTACCTAAAGATAAGACGTTCAGGTTTTTCTTTTATGAGTTCGTGTGAGGGTGTTAACCAGGCTACGATAACAAAAGATTCTAGGATAGGTATACTATCTAAAACAGGTTCTGATGCCAAGAAAATGTTTACAGATAAGGTTGTGCCTATATCTAACAACTACCCGTTTTTCTTTAAGCCTATACAGGATGGTATGGATAAACCTAAGACAGAGTTAGCCTATAGGGTTCCTGCATCTAAGATTACTAAGAAGAATATGTCTACTATATCTGACGAAGAGTTAGAGGGGTTAGATACAACAATTGACTGGAAAAATACAGGGGACAATAGTTATGATGGTGAGAAGCTACAGCTACTACTACACGATGAGAGTGGTAAGTGGGAAAAGCCTGACAATATTCTAAACAACTGGCGTGTAACAAAAACATGTCTAAGGTTGGGTAGCAAGGTTATTGGTAAGTGTATGATGGGTTCCACCTCTAATGCGTTAGATAAGGGTGGTAGAAACTTTAAGAATCTATATGAGGACTCATTCCCATCTAAACGTAATGCTAACGGTCAGACTAAAAGTGGTCTGTACTGTTTGTTTATACCTATGGAATGGAACTTTGAGGGTTATATAGATAGGTATGGTATGCCTGTATTCAAGACCCCTGATAAACCTATTGTAGGTATAGATGGTGAGGATATAAAGTTTGGTGCTGTAGACTACTGGGAGAATGAGGTGAGTTCACTGTCACAGGATGCAGATGCATTGAATGAGTTTTATAGACAGTTCCCTCGTACAGAGTCTCACGCATTCAGGGATGAGAGTAAGCAGTCTATATTTAACCTAACAAAGATATACCAGCAGGTAGATTATAATGACTCTTTAATAATGGACCACCACGTAACAAGGGGTTCATTCCATTGGAAGGATGGTATAAAGGATAGTAAGGTTGTATGGTCACCTAATAAGAATGGAAGGTTTCTAGTAAGCTGGACTCCTCCTCCACACCTACAGAATAGGGTTATAGTAGACCGAGGTATTAAAAAACCAGGTAACGAGGATATAGGTTCGTTTGGTTGTGACTCCTATGATATATCAGGGGTAGTTGTGGGTAAGGGTTCTAACGGTGCACTACATGGTTTGACTAAGTTTAATATGCAAGAGGCTCCAAGTAATGAGTTCTTCTTAGAGTATATAGCTAGGCCTCAGACAGCAGAGATATTCTTCGAGGAGGTGCTAATGGCGTTAGTATTTTATGGTATGCCGATACTGTGCGAGAACAATAAACCTAGGCTACTGTATCATTTAAAGAACAGGGGGTATAGGGGGTACTCACTGAATAGACCTGATAAAACGTATATAAAGCTGTCTAAGACAGAGAAAGAGCTTGGTGGTATACCTAACACATCTGAGGATGTTAAACAGTCTCACGCATCAGCTATAGAGTCTTATATAGAAAAGTATGTGGGCATTGATTTTGATGGAACTTATAGGGACGCAGGTGATATGGGGAGTATGTTTTTTGGTAAGACACTAGAGGATTGGGCTAAGTTTGATATAACCAACAGGACTAAGTTTGATGCTGCTATAAGTTCAGGGTTAGCTATCATGGCTAACCAGAAGCACTTATACACTCCATCTAAACAAAAGTCAAAAATAAGTATTAACTTTGCTAAATACAATAACACCAGCAATAAAAGTCAAATAATTAGATGAAAGACGTTAAAATTAATATAAACTCTGCTGCGTTTCCTGACCAGTTTGCTTCCGATAAACAAAAGGCATCTGATGAGTTTGGTTTACAGGTAGGTCAAGCAATACAATATGAGTGGTTTAGAAAGGATGGTAATGGGTGTAGGTTTTATAACCAGTGGGGAGAGTTTCACAAGTTAAGACTATACGCAAGGGGAGAGCAGTCAGTAGCAAAGTATAAGAATGAGTTAGCGGTAGACGGTGACCTTTCATACCTAAACTTAGACTGGACACCTGTTCCTATTATACCAAAGTTTGTAGATATTGTTGTTAACGGAATGTCTGACAGATTATTCAAGGTTAACTGTGTTGCAATGGATGCATTGTCAGCAGAGAAGCGTAATGAGTTTCAAAGAATAGTAGAAACAAATTTTATTAATCAAGATTTATTTAGACAGGTAGAAGGTGATTTTGGTGTAAAGTTATTTGATGTAAACCCTGATACCTTACCTGTAAATAATACTGAGATGGAGTTGTATATGCAACTCAACTATAAGCCAGGGATTGAAATAGCAAACGAGATTGCTATAAACACAATGCTTGAGGAAAATCATTATGTAGACGTAAGAAAAAAAGTAGACTACGATATCACTACACTAGGGATAGGGATATGTAAGCACGAGTTTCAACAGGGTGATGGTATACGTGTTGAATACGTAGACCCTGCAAATGTAGTGTATAGTTACACAGAGGACCCGTACTTTAAAGACTGTTTTTACTGGGGCGAGATTAAAACTGTCCCTATTGGGGAGTTAGTTAAGATAGACCCTAAGATTACTAACGAGCAGATGGAGGAGATATCTAAGTATAGCCAGTCATGGTATGACTACTACAACGTGGCGGCTATGTATGAGAACAGTATGTTTTCAAGAGATACCTGTACACTACTATACTTTAATTATAAGACTACAAATAGTTTTGTATATAAAAAGAAAAAAGTATCCGAGGGTACATATAAGACTGTAGAAAAAGATGACGAGTTCAATCCACCACAAGAGATGATGGATGAG